TTGTTTATACGTACCAGTCAGCCTCAACATCGGTGGGGGGCGCGCGGCGGACGAAATTTTTAGTCCTGTCGAAAAGTTAGGCAGTCGCCTTAGACAAGGTCATTCCTGCAGATACAGTAACGACTTTTTGCTTCTTCTCTTTTTTCTCAGACTTTTTAGCAAGGGAGATCAATTGGAGAGAAGCCCCGGCTAATAAAAGACGAGTTTTCATCGGAAGAGATTCAGGCATTTAGTCCTCAAAGGTTGTTATGAAATCACCTTCCAATTTAGTAACTTAATATGACAGCTTTATGACAAAAATGACATAAATTTCAAAATTAAGTGTTTATCCTTAAACACTTACCATGACGCGGAAACCTCTTTTTTCAAGTTTATCTCGAATTTTACAAAGAGACTCCTTGTCCGCCTTTTTTAACCCTGCAGCCGGAGTGTCGCGATCAAGGGTATAAATCATTACCTCCCGAGGCTTGATTTCTTCGAGCACGTCAATCCAGGGATTTACAAACTCGTCTATCGTATTATCCACAGACTGCCCTTCAAACTCGCCTTTCATGAACATCGTCTGGATAATCGGACGAACCGGCATATTTTTAAGCTTTTCGATGACTTCTTTTACGTCGTACTTGGCGTTCGGACGATCAATCCGCCTGATGTAGTCCGCGTTCACGGTATCGAGTTTCATAATCGGGTTGTCCACTTTTGCTAAAGCTTTAACTACTCTGTCGCGAGCCAGAAATGTGGAATTGCTTAAGACGCTGATTTTAGCGTTGGGAAAATAACGATCTCGAAGTTCAATCGTATCGTCAATGATGAGGTAAAAATCAGGGTGAGAAGTCGGTTCTCCGTTTCCGGCGAACGTAAAGACATCGGGTACGACTCCTGTTTTCTGCAGATAGATGAGTTTCTTTTCTAACGCAGTACGGACTTCTTCGCGCGTAGGCAATTTGCGCTTAGCATCGTGATCTTTATTAAAGCCGCATTCACAGTACACGCAGTCAAAAGAACAGACTTTAGCTTCAGCCGGCAAGAGATTGATACCTAAAGAAGTGCCTAAGCGTCTGGAATGAACCGGCCCGAAGATTGGTGAAGGAAAAAGAATACAAGCCATGCTGAATTCCTCCGTAACAGCCGCAGAAAACAAAAAGGTTGTCGCTTGGACAACCTTTCGAGAATTTGTGGTCGGGCGGCGGGAACCGTACGACCAAAACAAATCAAAAGGTTACAACAACATCCAGCTTCATTAGTACATTCATTGATACATCAAACTCATAAATCAGCTGAACAGCCCATTATTAATATATTAGCGAGTTGCTTTGGAGTTGTCTTTCTTAGCGGTGGTGCTTGTAGCAGAATTCAAGGCCGACTTCAGCTTCTCGGAGGAGTTCTTCCTTCTCGACTGCCAGTCGCTGAAATTCAAGACACTTTCCAGCGGAAGGATTTTTGGCTGCTCTTCTTTCAAGTTCGGACAGTTGGTCGCGCATCCTGCTAAGCTCATTCCGATGAGCAGACTCAGCAATCCGTAACTCAGAAAGCGCCACAGCATCATTAGTCTGTTTGAGCCGGAAACCTTGAATCGTGCTTTTGAGAACTTGAATTTCAAGCCTTGCATTTTTTAATTCCTCCGATTCTCGCCCCTGCTGGACTCCAATCCAATAGGAAAAAACAAGGGCGGCACAAGCCACCCCTATTTTCAGAACATTGATTAGGTTCATTTACCATTCCACCTCCTGTGCGGCCCAAGGTCTACATGAACAAACGTCGGGTAAAAACCCACACCACCGGTGCATCTTCTGTTTGCAATGATTTTTAATCGGCCTAGTGCCCTGGCCCATTTTTCCGAATCTTTGTAGCGAGTCGGCCGAATGTCTGCGGCCTGCCCCTTAACATGAAAAGAATTCGGTGCGCCTCCGATTTTCCGATTATGTTCCGGACTTCTGTAACCGGAATTGATATAAATCGGCTCTCCAAAATCAGCGCGGATTTCCTCTAGCAAAAAATAAAGGCCCGGATCGACAACCTCGGGCCACGGACTGGGTTTGCCATCCTTGGAGGCAAATTCCTTGGGTTTAAAGTGCTCACTCATTTCAAATTCTCCATCCCGTGCTTCTCATAGAGTTCGTGAATGAGTTTTGTGTTGTTCTGAATAGCTTGCTCATTGGCCCAGATTCCCCGTTTGATATCGTCAAATATCACGTTGCGCTCGCAGTAATACCACCCTAGTAGGAAGCCGAAGCAGATTGCGATTGCTATAGCCGTTGACCTGCATAGGCGTATTGCCCATTCATTTAAAAAGACACTCATGATTTAGCTCCTAGTCTGCTGTCTAAAAATTTTTTGATGTAATAAGCGATGATCCTGACTCCAAGGTAAGCAGCCATGAAAGAAATTCCGACTGCGGCCAACTCATTGACGCCGTATCCCTCAAGAATCCAAAAGACACCGATGGCCGTGACACCTCCGGACAATGCTTCCCAGATTGCCTCAAATGCCGAAAACTCAATCGGTCTCTCCTTGCGTTTTTCTCTCCAGTCATCGACGTAGCGAAGAAGCCCAGCGATTAAACCGAGCCCACCAACGCAGGCGATGAGAGTGTTTATAAGGTCTGTGTGTTTAATCACGATTTCACCTACAAGAATGGTGTTTATTTAAGAAAGGTCTGATCTGCATGATCAATTGTTAAATTGTGCTTTTAACCTTCTTTTTTGCTAAAAGAAAGATTTTTATGAAAAAGTCTTCTTTCACCGATAGCAAAATAAAACAACTAAGCCCCGCCAAGAAACGTTATTCACTGACCGTTGACACCGGACTGTCCATTAGAGTCATGCCGTCCGGTGTCAAATCTTGGGTTGTTCGGATTCCTTTTAACAACAGGGTATCTGACATAACGCTCGGACATTTCCCTGAAATCGGAAAACGCCAGGCGTGCCAGCTTGCCAAACGGGAAAGGCAAAAATATGAACTTAGAGCCCCAAACGGATATACATTCCAAGATGCCTATTGCCTCTGGAAAAGCCTGAAGCGAGGAGAAATCGTCAGTTATCAATCCGAGAAGCAGCGACTGGATAAATATGTTGTTTCCGCTTTGGCAAGGAAGCAGCTTGACGATATCACGGCGCCCATGATTATCCGGTTGCTCAAACCTATCGAACAGTCAGGAAAACGTGCCACCGCAAAACGATGCCTGATGAGAATCAGAGAAATTTTCGATCTTGCAGTCTGCGCCGGATACGTTCTCCACAACCCCATAGCAGGAGTCAGCAGGTTGTTCAAAGCCCCCAAGAAAACTCCGCGACCCTCACTCCCTTGGTGTGAGTTGCCTGCCGTCATTGACGTCATCTGCCAGAATGCAAACAAGCATCTTCAGTTGATTTTTTTCTTTTCTCTTTACTCAATGCTGCGTCCGGGAGAAGTCGTAAAACTGCGGTGGGACTGGATTAAACAAGATTGTCTAACAATTCCGGCTGAACACATGAAAATGAAAAGACTGCACAGAGTGCCTCTTACTGCCTATGCTCTTTCATTGCTCAATGAGGCAAAAAATACTTCAAAGCACAAGAGATCCAGCTATGTTTTTCCTGGACAAAAATCATCCAAACATGCAAACAGTCAAATACTGACCAACTTCATGAGACAGAATTCGTTTTTCAAGAACCGACTGGTTCCGCACGGGCTAAGATCAATCGCCCGATCCTGGATGGCCGATCACAATGTTTCATATGAAGTTGCCGAGGCCTGCCTGGCCCACATTGTAGGAAGCAGTGTATCCAGAGCTTACCAAAGAAGTGATTTTTTCGAAGCCAGGATGCAAATTCATAAGCAATGGGACGGATTTATTAAAGACTGTGCCAGAAGTGCCCAGCTAACCACTCCTAAGGCAGATTCCATCGAAACACCGAGCCTTTCTCAGAGTTAAATCGTCTTGTGCCCGGCTCCCGCTTTTTACGCCTCGTAAGGAACAGTCCAAAGTGCGGTTTGAGCATCTCCAGCCAGCCGCAAAGCTCTCGATAACTGCCGCACGGTTACCCGTGTAACGGTGTTGTCTGCCAATACCCAAGCCCGGGTTTCTGTGTCCAGATCAACACCGCAGGCAATTGCCGCCGCAATTGTTCTTCCCATGCGGGTCTGGGCAGTTTCATCCCCATCAAAGATCATTCCGTCAACTTCCACCGTAATTTTAGAGACCGCTTCGGCTCGCTCAGCTTTTGCCTGTTCTAATGCTGAGGCGGCCTTTTCTTCCTCGGTGGGCTCGGGAGGAACATATGGAGTAAAAGTTCCATCCGATTTTCTGATGTACTCCTGCCCGTCAATGTTGCCAATCAGCAATTGATACTCTGTTTCAGAAATCGCAAGAAATCCGTTCGCCAGCAGTTTATTAATTTGGGCTTCTGTTTTCTCTTCTCTCACGTACGTTTCAGTACGTTTGCCGTTTTCATCAAATTTAATCAGATAATTCATATGATTTTCCTTAAAAATAACACGTGATAATTCCACCGGGTTTACGATCCAGTGGGGAACCGGAGTTAATTTTCCCAGCAGTACGATTTACATAACCCTTCCAAGAACATTTACGGCGTTTCGATCTGTGGTTGCTGTCTCCGGCAATACGCACGGATATGGCGGAATTCGAGCAAATATAAATTCGAACTCCAATATCCGTATGTACTCAAACTCGGAGGGCGATGGCGAAAATACTTCTTGGGTGGCCTTGGGCTTCACGTGATAACTCCACGGGATTTACTATCGTTTGGGGTTCGGCCAGCGCTGGTGGCGGAGTTTGGACTACATTCGCTCGCAATTTTTCTTCCGTTTTATCTGTAGCGTTTGCACCTTGGGATTCAGGCAACTACAGCTGGGGAAATAACTTAAACAATTCTGGTTTTTCACACCATTCTTCTGGTAATTGCAAATATATTGCAGTTGGATTTAGCTAAACCCAACAACAATATATGCGATTGAATTTGCATTAGCGCAAGCTCCGCCAGCGCTTTCTATCAGGTTTGCACCTGAGTTGTTGTAAGAGTTGGCTTCTATACCTCGCGCACTCTTACCGTTGGAAAGCCAAACTCCCACTGGCGGCCTAGAACTCGAAAAGGCTCTAGGATAATTAAACCAGCTCTTAGGTGTACAAATGCCCCACTGTATTGTGAAGCCCGTTGAGTTATCACGTGCTATGAGAAGCCAACTGCAATATACGAACAACCTGTAAAAGAGCTTTGAGCACCTCCACTTATACGGACTACTGAATTGGAAACCCTCTCCCATGCCAAAACGCATCCTGTGTTGTTTGCATAGCTTCCTTTTCTAAAACTTACGTCGACTTGGTAGTTTATATTGCTGAAGCTTCTTGGAAAATGAACATCTGTTGAAGCATTGTTAGGGTAGCCAAGTTCTCCCCATTGAACAGTAAACCCGGTTGAGTTATCACGTGCCCATCCATTTGTTCCATTAGAAACAGACCAATTAGAAGAGTTAGTTGTAACAGTATCCTGAGTGGTGATAGTAAAAGTTGTTCCATCACCACGGGTAAAGGTAATCGTTCGTCCGTTTACACTAACGTTTTTGATATAGGTCGAGTTAATTTGCTGGCCGGCACTATCCTGAGTTGCTTTAGTGGCAGATGATGCATTGCCGTTTAAAGAAGCAGTAATACCGCCCCCGACGCTCAACGCTCCTGTTACTGTTCCTCCGGCCAAGGACAGATAATTAGCCAACTCTGCTTTTGTTGCATACGTCCCCGTTATCTCATTACCGTTTTTATCAACCTTGGCTGCCTCTGCTAAATAAGGAATTAAATAGGTTCCTGTGGACGGATCCTTTAGAAGGACTTTTACTGCTTCTACAGTTGCTTGCATATATGCTCCATATAAAAATTAGGGCAGACTAATCCGCACTGACTCAACTCAAATTACCCTTCAACAACTTATGCATAAGTCATTGCGTCAGTAATTCCAAAATATTGAAGTTCTCTTGTCCTGTCACTACGTCGTAAGCTATCAAGCCTTCAATTGTTTTTTTGACTCCTTTGGGAGTTACGGCCCGAGCGTCATCTTCCCCGAGCACCGTTTCCTCAACCGTGGCCAATTCAACTACGCCGCTAATTTCTGTTGTGGCTTGGGGCGGTTTCAAACTTTCAAGCTGTTCTGCCGTGAAGTCCTCATAAACAAAGGGGTCTCCCTTATCTCCTTTATCGCCTTTCGGGATTCCTAACGTAAACGAAGGATTTTCAGCCGTACCGCTCTTACTTATGGTAGGAAGTTGTCCGGCACTAAGAGCAGAAACCTTGATGTCTATCTCAGGAGTGATCCCGGTAGGTCCTACGTCTCCCCAAACCGCAAGGACCGGACCTAGAACAATTTCCGTACCTCTTAATTCGATAAGCTCGTAGACCTCGCCACCCCTGTTAATAATGTGGTCTCCAACCTTAACGTTATCGCTTGGCGTTAAAGCGGCGGTCAGATTAGTTCCTTCGTGGGCGTCGGCGAGCCACCTCATGGAATAGCCTGCAGAATTGACCAGTTCTTCTACTTGATTCTTTGTCAACTGAATTGCATCAAGAATCTCTTGAGCCTGCAGCTTAACTAAGTTAACCTGCTCACCGCCTTTGGCGTCTAGCGCGGCGATAAGAGTCTGAAGTTTGGCCTCCAATTCAGCAGTCTTTTGCTCTATTTCTTCCTGAGAAGCTGCAGTAGCCGCATTGACGGCCTGCACCTGAGCCTCACCCGCCTCTCTAACCAAAGCAACTTTAGAATCGGCTTCTGCCTGAGCTGCTTGCGCGAACTCCTGGGCCTTGGTCGCCCAAGTCTGCGACTCGTCAGCAAAACTTTCAGCCTTAAATGCTCTTTGTCTGAAGTCCTCAAAGATATCAGCCAACTGGTGTAAGTTATTTTCATCGGGTTCGATGCCCGCTCCCTCAATCACATTCATGAACTCTTCAGTAATCATGTGATGCCAGTAGGAGCCTAATGTTGTCGGCAGGCCTTTTGCATTTTTATCTCCGTCCTGAGGATATCCATAGGACGGATTTTTAGGCGGCAGCGGCGGAGTATCCGATGCGTTTGCGTAATAAAGTCTTTTCATCACTTGTTCCTATTCATGCATTAAAAAAGCCCCTTTCGGAGCTTGTTAAATATGAATGTATACGGGGACCCTGCTGGCAGGAGGCTGTATGTGATTAGTGCGACCATAGACGGGAGAACAGCGATTCGCATTAAAGTCGATCCTAAAATGTTGGTCATGAGACCCGGATCTTGAACCTTGATTGTCACGCGTATACGTTCTCCAAAAAGCGCCTGACACCATGCTCGTATCATTGTCGTACGCATTGAAGTCGCCTATGGTTCCCGAAATTTGAGGGGCCCCTGAATCAATATATTGCCCCACTCCCCAGTTGGAGCCCCACAGCACTCGGTCTAATAGGTACGGCACGTTAAAAGTGGTCGAACCGTTGCCTGCTCCCCACGTCGTGCCAATAGCCCGAAACAGACCCGCGAAACCGGACCGGCTGACCGCTCTTCCATCACAAAGTATCCAATTGGGACTATTAATAAAACAACCGGCGTAGATAATGAAGCCTGGAGGAAAAGTTTCAAATTTATCCACTCTGTCTGTGACGCCTTTTAACACGGTATTAATTTTTTCTTCTAACTTGGTCAGTCTTACCTCAATGCTCTGATTAAGCTGGTCAAGGGTATTTTTTTCGGGCTTAACTCCTCCTCCGACAATTGCATTCCTGATTTCTTCGGTTACCGCGTTATACCAAGGGGCTTTAGGAACCGTAGCGAGCTGTCCGCCCGTGCTCGACCCGTCTGTCGGATAACCTAAAGGCGCATCCTCCGCAAATTTTGGTTCGACCTGAACCACTCTAGCTCCGTATGCTCTGTCCATTTTCTTGTTCCTTAAAATCCCAATAACCAAAATAAAGTGTCGTGTGCGCCGGTGCGTACCGTCTGATCAGACACTCAATCACTGAGTCTCCCCACCAAGCTAAAGCCTCTTTTGTTTCCCCGGTTACCTCGTGCCACTGCAGTGTGTTGTTTGAACCTCCGATGACATTGACGCGCCACGTGTGCGGCCAAATGCCGTCAGCCAAAACATCGTTAACCCGGCGCATTACGCTGTAGCCACTGAATTCATCAATCACTATGAGGTAGCCGAACATCGCGGCCAAATCAATAAAGAATTGAGGCGTCTGACAACCTACCGTGGTCATTTTCCAAATCAACAGACGACGCAGCGTATTGATGTCTGTTGCTCCCCACAGCTTTAAGCACTCATCAGGCAGACCCCACTCTTCCAGCCATTGAGGGAATGTTTCAATGGCAAATCTCGGATCTGCCTCTGTAATGAGCGCGTTGGCTCTTGAGTCAATCCTTGCCAATTCAATTGCCCATACCTCAAACATCATGGCGTAAAGACTGGTTGAATCTCCTCTTGGCCAAACGGGACCAGGAGGCAGAAGCTCTTTGAGCATTCCTACATATTCGTTTGCCGTTACTGCCATGTGATCTCTCCTAATGTCAGCAACTCATTGTTACTGTCGGGAATCGGGTCGGAGGTTGGAGAGGCAACTGTATGATCTTCTTCACCCAATGCCGCACTAATAGCTGCTCGGATATGCGACAAGTAAATTCTTTGTCCGGGAACCCCTTCTCTGGCAAATAAGTCTTTGAGCTCTTGCTCTACTGCCTCGCGGACTTCAGCATCATCAGGAAGCAGTCCGACAATAACAATATTGACCGCCTTAATCTCCGGGGCTCTGACATAGAGGTGAGCCGTCACAGGACGCAGCTTATCGATATGTTCAAATACCTTATCCCGCATAGCCTTATCGGGAATGATCTCGGTCATGCCGTCACAGACAAATCGGACGGTAACCGTGCCCTCGCCTTCTTCTTTAGGAAATGCCCAAGCTCGGGTTACGCCCGGCACTTCTAAAGCCCACTGAACATAATCCGACTCCGTACCTCCGTGAGGCGTCTCCCTGACGCGAGAGAGGAGGCGCGCCCTAAGACTGTCGTCGGTTTCAGACTCGCTTCCGCCTCCAAGTTTGACAATCGTAACTTCGCTAAAAACACCCACGATCGGAGAAACCAGCGTCAGGACGTCCTCTTCCAGCTGATTACCGGAAGTTCCCTCGTTTAAGGCTTCAACTGGGGTCGTTCCATCCGAAGAGACAGGACCAACGGTCTTGTACTGAACTCCGTCATCAGACTGCAAAATCGTCCCTTCCAGAACATTGATGAGTTCTCCGGAAAAACGAAAAACAACCTCGCCGGAAGCTTTCGTAGCTTTCTTCCTGGCTAAACCGTAAATGGAGGCCCAGCGATCCAAATAGTCACTTTCTGCCGTATCAAAAAACTGCTGCCGATTTAAATACTCGATATAGCCGTACAGAGAGTGAGCAGCTCCGGCCAAAACTCTGTCAAAGACTCTCGCGTTGGAGCGCCTCATCTGCGGAACAGACAATCTGCTCTGAGTATCTCCGTCGAGTCTTTCTATGATTTCCTTTAGTGTCGGACGTTCAAAACTCATAATTTGCTCCACACATCGACAAATCGGGCGGTAAGTGTTTTTTGATCGGGACGAATAATCTCAATCAGTAAGTTAAGGCGATCCACTCCGTCCAGTTCAGCCCTCGCCGTCACTTCTTCGGCAATGCGGTCCTCAACCATCCAGCGCAGAGCTTCCTGAGCGTACTCTTCGGCCAAAGCAAGCGTTTCGGTAGTGAGAGTTGAGCGCATCAGCAGCCAGAGCCGCGAACCGAATTTATCTCCTTCCTCAGAGAAAGAATCCGCCCACCAGCCCATCTTGGATTCTGTCGGCCTCTCGTCATCGTCCTCGGCTCTTGCCCAAGAAAAAAGGCTGTTTACCACAGCCCTTGCTAAGTCATCCTTGGCAAAATCGGTCAGCGTCGCTTCCGCACCGTTTAAATAAAACTGCATAAATCCTCTACATTTTTTGATCCGGGGCAGAGCCTCCGCTATGTGTATGACTGTTGTACGTCATTCTCATGCCCGCCATGGAGTAGGAACCTCCTTTGTCCTTGATATCTCCTTTGGCTACGATATTGCCTCCGACCTCAAGATCGCCCGTGCACTTTGTCAAAGGAGCGTCTACTGTCACCGAGGCCGATGTTTTTACCGTTACCGGACTGGAAACACCTTCTAACCTGATTCCGTTTCGGGAGAGATAGACTTTCCTCCCCAAGTCATCAAAAACACAAACTTCTCCGCCCTTCAAATCAGTGGGACGGTAACGACGATCGGCAACAACCACCGCCAGAGTCTGATCCCGGTCTCCGCCCAAAGCCAGCCCAATTGCCTCAGCTCCGACATGAGGCTCGGAAGTAAAACCGTAAGGCTCAAAATGCTCTATCGGTTCTCGTATATCACCTCCGAGAAGCTGAATCTGCAACGTTCGAAGTTTTCGGGTTCCGTTCTTAGCTGAAACCGTCGCTCTGTTGATTAGATCTTTAAGATTCATTTTCTTTAGGCAAAAATAAACCCGCCGAATTAGGCGGGCGTGCGGGGTTTTTTTTCTCCATGTTATTTTTTTTGCAACCCGGGGAGAAGAGTTCTGATTGCTTCTTCTCGTGTAGCCACGCGGTCTTGATACATCCGGGCGGTAATTTCATTCTCCAGAGCTTCTTTGAAGATCTTTTCATCCATCTTGCGTTTTTGCTCGGGGCTAACGTAAACCATACCTTTCATGTCTTCTTCAGTAATCGTGACAGAAGGATCTTTCCCAGGGACTCGAACACAATTGATACTATGGCCCTCTGCGTCTTCATCGCATTTCAGATACGACTCACAGTGGGCTCCAAATGAGATAGTCATCCCAAGGACTAAGCACAAGAATTTAATCATCCTAAACCCTCCCGCTGTCTTTCTTTATATCATCGTATTTCTCCATTTTAATCTTTTTAGCATCTGGTTCTAAAGCCATTTTGTATGCCTTCTTATCTATAAGTGTGAGAGTAACAACGCTCCCTTGAGAGCTCAGCAAATAACTTACTTCTTTGATAACCCAGTAGATATTTTTCCTTATCCCTAGCCGACTATCATCTACGTTGACCAATGCGTTTACCTTCCACAGCTCACCGTTACTCTGCCTCCAGCCTTGAACTTTGTAGTTCAATGTATCGGACTCTCCTGCCTTCACATCTTTGATAATTCCCGCTTTTTTCTGAAGAATCTCTGTTGATGCATTACCAGATTCTTGTTTAACCAACCATCTGGGACGTCTGACTCCCGAGTCCCGAGCCGTCGCTGTAAGATGGTTTGCCGATACCGGAAGTTCACTTGTAGGATTAGCTGCCTGTCCCAATGTTACGTAGTCGCTAAATCTCTTAGAGACATCCTGAGTTCGTTTGCCTTCAAGAATATTCTTCCCAAGTTCCAATGTGTCGTGGGCGCTGCCTCCGGATCCGGCTTGAGTGATAACCAAGTTGCCTGCTTCGTCATCCGTGAGCAAAATTCCGTTTTTCTGGAGATATCGAGTAATGGAAGAGCCAACGGTTTCCGTCGGAGAAAACTCGAGATTTCTCCTATCTACTGATTTCACTTGATCCACAACGCCGATTCCAAACGGCTTGCAAACTGCCTTTAAATTCTGCTCATGCGTCTGATTCTTGTATGAATTAGCCATCCCGTGGGGCATGCAGCAGTCCTGCAGATCAACCGTCTTGCTGGCGCCTGAAATCGTAACGCTGATTCCTGAGGCCGAATAACTGACTTCTCGCTTGGTAACGTAACCGGTCAAGATCGGCTCGCCGTCGATAAAAATCTGCACTTCGTCCTGAGGCTGAATGCCAATCGTTAGATCTTCTTTGCTTCTGGTTGACCTTACCGAGAAGGTTCTGGCCAGACTTTGAAGCGTACAGGCAATACTCACATCCAGCCAGTTCTCGTATTTTCTACCGTTAACAAAAAGAGTAACGGTGTTATTTGAGATTTTCTTTGGCATGTCGTTCGTCACTCATTCAATAATTTCAACGGCACCGCCGGTACAAAGCCTGAGTGCCGGATCTTATTTCTTCCAACTATCTCTAACTCTCGGGTCGAGTCTCCGTAATAGTCATAGGCCAGCACCAATGCCGGAGTAACGGCCGAAGGAGTGAACGGTACAAGTCTCGCCTGATTCTCAGCTCGCTGCGTAATCGCCTCATACACTGCAGAATGCGCCTGACTTAATGCCTCAAAGACCGAATCGTTTTGAGTTTTAAACATCTCTGCGTCAATCGCTTCCAGGATGTTGTCCCTAACTTGGATTAAGTCATCGTATGGGGCGGTTTGAACAACAGCTGAAGCATCCACCCTGTCATTTTCCGAACCAACTTCGGAAGCGGCTAAAACCGCGTTTGATAGTGCCGCCTGCCGTACCAAGGTTTGGACTGCTGCGTCGGCATTCTCGATCCTCTCGCTTGTCGTTCTCGAAGCCACGGCCGTCGGTTTAGAGCTGTTCAGCGAATTTTCTTTCGTGAGCTGGCTGAATCGGTTAGCCACATTGCTCCAAGCGCATATCGTTGAAGCAAAGCCCTGCAGGCCCAGCGTATCTAAAACTCTCTGTCCCAAAGATTGCGGTGCTCCGCTCACCAAGGTAATCGCATCATTGGCCAAATCGGCCAGGTCATCAGCGAGATCAAAAGCCTGATAAATTCGAGACAGCGAGTCTTCCGAGAAGAGCTTGGCAAAGTCTTCTCCCACCGTCTTTTTCACGAAATCCTGACACCCGGAGATATCAAATTTTTTAATAAACTCGTCAAAATTTGCGTTCGTCAGTGCTGAGGCCGCTTTTAAACACCGTCCCCCGGCATCCACTATCGAGTTCGGAAACTCTAATTTCCCGCTTTCAACAAAAGAGAGTGTGACGGTGGAAAGTCGGTTTGACTCAAAACGCGGAGAAGTGAGATCAACTGCCACTACCTCCATGGTGCCGAGCCACGGATGGATAAGCCTTCCTGCTCCCTGTTTTTCGCATGCCGCTATCAACCGCTTCATCCGGGTAATGTAATCAGCTCCTATGACATAGGCCGTTACGGTGATTGTTCTTTTTGAGCGTCCTAGATCTTCAGTAAACGGCGTATCTCTCTGAGGATACTCAAAGGTCTGAGTTCTTCTGCCTACTTTGAAGTCGGAGCTTGTCACTTCAAAGGGTACGCCTCTAAAGGAGGCTCGCCTTAATTCCGGTGCATTCATTAGTCGGTCAACCCCTCTACTGGATAGTTTTGAGTTGAAGCAGAGAAATACCCGCCGCTCGAGTCTTGTTTATTGACCTGAGCCTCGGTTCCGTTCGGAATCTTTACGACCACTTCCAGACGGTTTTCCACTTCTGTTTTCTGAGTTGATAGTCCTCTGCTCATCGATGCGGCTTCTGAAGAACTCATCATCGGAGCAGGCCTCTGAGGTTTCGCCTCTTCTCTGGAGAGTCCGAGCATTTCCCTAGCAGAGCCTTTAATACCCTCCCAAGACAGCTTTTTCTTGATGTTTTCCCACGTCTCTGTCAGGCCGGACCAAAGCGCACGAATATTCTTACAGGCGTTATCCCACGCCAGAGAAAAGCCGTCCGGCAATCCTTTCAGTACCTTTGACAAATTGGGGAATGAATTCTCAAACCATGTGGAAATATCATCCCAGTTCTTCCATAGTGCAATGCCGGCAGCTATCGCTCCTCCGATGATCCAGCCCCATGGGCCGAAGGCCGTGGTAATTGCCGCCCCAACCCCGTAAAGGGATTGCCCAAGGCTAATCATATTGCCGACAAGCGTCAGACCAATTAAAGCTCCGAACCCTTTGATTATGGTGTCCCAGCCGCCGATAGAGTCCACAAAATTCATGACCCCGTCAATCAGATTAAAAACCCCGTCAACCGCTTTTTCAAAGTCAATTTCGGAGACGGCCTTGGAGATTCTTTCGAATATAGCTTCCAGCCTTTGGGTAATGAGATCCTTGTTGGCCGTAACCCAATCCTGAATCCTCTTTACAATTGTTTCGATAACGGGCGCAAGCGACGCCCCGATAGTAGCCGACACACCGTCTAAGACTTGAGAAAACTTACTCATGGTATCGGTTAAATGAGCCGAGTCAGCTACCATCTTATCGTTCATCACGATGCCCAGCTTCTCGGCTTCATTGCCCATCTCGTCAAGCCCTGCGGCACCGCTCTCCAAGACAGGAATCATCCTCTTGGCGAGCTCATCACCGAAGGCCGCCGTCAGAATG